AGGCTTGTTCTCAAGCTTGACCGGCGGCACTATTTATGGCGGTGGCACTGCTAATGTCGGCGGCACGCTGACTTGGGCAAACATTTTCCTTGCACAAGCGAAAATGCGCACAAACAAACTGGCAGGCCCTTACACCTGCGTGCTTCATCCGGTGCAATGGTACTACCTGACCAGCGCTTCATCCGGCGTGCCGACTCTAATGCAGAGCGAGGCGATCAAGGACAGCGTGGTCGGGACGTTCTATCAAGCCAGTTTTGGCGGCATTGACTTCTTTGTTGATGCCAACATCACTTCCGGCACTGCTGCGGTTGGCGCTATGTTTGCGCGCGACGCAATGGTGCTGGATATCCGACAGCCGTTCAAGATCGAGCCGCAATACTTTGCGAAGATCAGCGGTAATGGCGGTTGGGAATTGAACGCGTCAATGGAATACGCGTATGGCGTGTATCAGCCGACTCATGGCGTCGGGATGATTGGTACATCCAGCTAACGAATAACTGATTATGGGCAGGGATAGGGCGTATACCCCGACAAACGGCACGCTCCACCGCTTCTCTGCCCTATCGGAGCGAACAAGCTGGAGGCTTGAGACAATATGAGACTCAATTGGTTTAGCAACAGTCCGGCAGCCTGTACAGGGTACGGCAACCAGACGAAGCTGTTCGTGCCGCGTCTTGCAAAGTTGCTCGATGGTGGTATTTCGATTACAGCGTTCTACGGAGTGCAATCAGGCGTATTGAATATCAACGGGATCAAGGTCTACCCGAATTTCAAGCACCCCTACGGGCAGGACGTGATCGGGGCGCACGCTGTTTGGGATCAAGCGGATGCAGTTGTCACTTTGCTCGATATTTGGGTAGTACAGCCAGAAAACATTCCGATGCCCTGGTTCCCCTGGTTTCCGATTGATCACGAACCGATGCCGGCAAACGTACTCGCATCGGCTCGCAAGGCAACCAAAGGGATTGTAATGAGCAAGTTTGGATTGAAGATGGCAGAGCAGGCTGGGCTTGACGTTTGGTATGTGCCTCACGCTGTTGACACGGACATATTCAAGCCGGTTGACCGCAAAGAAGCGCGTGAGCACGTTGGTTGGGATCAGGACAAGTTTATTGTTGGAATGGTTGCAGCCAATAAGGGCAACCCGTCACGAAAAGCGTTCTATGAGCAAATAGCCGCCTTTGCTGCCTTACACGCCGCCCACCCTGACACGATGCTCTACCTGCATACCGATGATGGTACTCACGGTGGTGAAGTTGTGAACCTTATCAAGTTCGTCAACCGGATGGGATTGAAGATCGGCGAAGACGTAAAGATATGCGACCAATACATGTATGGGCTTGGTTTTCCAGACCCTTACATGGTCGATGCTTACAATGCAATGGATGTACTGACCAACGTTGCGCTTGGTGAGGGCTTCGGCATCCCGATACTGGAAGCGCAGGCGTGCGGAACGCCGGTGATCGTTGGCGATTGGACTTCTATGAGCGAGTTGTGTTTTGCCGGTTGGAAGGTGCTAAAAGAAGAAGCGCTGCCGGTCTATCACGACTTCTTTGACGCGTTCCAATGGCAGGCGACAACTGCCGCGATCTATGACCGAATGGAACAAGCCTATGCCGCGAAGGGTGACTATGAGTTGCGCAATCAGGCAAGACGGGGCGCACTGCCATACGATGCCGATGATGTTACCAGACAGTACTGGAAGCCGGTATTGAAAGAGATGGAACAGATTATCAAGGCTGGCAATCCTATTAGTTTTGAAGACGCGGTAAAAGCGTGAGCACACTGCATTTAGGCTGTGGTATCAGACCGCTCGAAGGCGCAATCAATCACGATCTCGAAAAGCACTCCGATTTCGTGGACGTAACGTGGGACTTGAACGAAATGCCCTGGCCGTGGCAGGACGAAGAATTTGACAAGATTATCGCGCTTGACGTCATGGAACATCTGAAGACTGAAGTCTACGAATGGCTTGACGAATGCTGGCGGATATTGAAGCCAGGCGGACTACTCGTTATGCGCTTGCCGGCTTGGGATCATGAGAACAGCCACATTGACCCGACGCATCGGCGCTTGTTCCACGAACATACTTTTGATTACTGGGATAGGCGCACAAGTTACTTTGACAATTACGGTAAATTCTACTTCCCACAAAACAAATGGTGGACGGTGGAATCCGTTGAACGCCGTGATAACAGCTCGAATATCGGCTATGTGCTGAAAAGGCAAGCATGACCCTGAGTATCGTTTGCGTTACCAACTGCGAGCCGCACGCTGGCAAGTTCCTAAAGCGTATGCGCGCCGATGCTGACATACTGGGTGCTGAACTCGTACTCGGATTTGATTGCGCTGAAATTCCGCAGGAGTTCGTCGGGCTTGCGGATGTGGCTGTGATAGTCAAGAGCAAGGGTTACCTTGAGAGCGTGCTTGACGAGGTGCTTGCCAAATGTACCGGCGATTACATCTTGCGCCTCGATGATGACGAGACTATCAGCGGTTCGCTTATGGATTGGCTTCAGGCTAAATGGTACGAGTCGGGCGACGTGTTCGCCTTCCCGCGTCCTTACTTCTGGGAGGACACGCGGCATTTCCTGCCCGCGCTCCTGCCTGACTACCAGACGCGGCTAACCACGAAGGCGAAGGCGGGTGGGCGCAGGGAGATCCACGTTGGCAGCCCGTTTGGAACGGGGCAACTCGTGCCGTTCCCGATTGAGCATCACAAGTTTCTTGTCAAGACGCGCGCGCAACGGGAAGAGATTGCCGCACGCTACGAGTCTATTCGGCAAGGCGCTGGTACGTTGCCTTATTTTGGTATGTACAACTTGCCAGAAAAATACTTTGAGCACCTTGAGGTCATGGATTACTCATGCTGATAGAACACGTTGAAACCAATATCACTATTGCCTGCAATAACGCATGTGTTGGCTGCAACCACTTTGCGCCTATGCAGAAACCTACCTTTGCAGAACCATTGCAGATTGAGCGTGATCTGGCAGCGTTCGGCAAAGTGGCTCACATCCAGCGTTACGCGCTTATTGGCGGGGAGCCAACCCTGCACAAACGCATTGATGACATCCTGCAGATTGCAAAAGATAGCGGCACGGTGGATTTGATCGAAGTGTGGACTAACGGGTACAGGCTGAAAGATATGACTGAAACGTTCTGGAAGCTGGTAGACGAGATTGACCTGACACTCTATCCAGGAAAGCCAGTTGACCTTGATTTTATCCAGCGTAAATGTGCTGAATATGGCAAGAGTTTGAAAGTCAAACGTGGAGCGGCGGATTTTACGACCCTGCTCTACAAACGCACAGCAAGCGAACATGAAGCGGCTGGTATCTATCGAAGCTGCTGGTATAGGACTTTTTGCAGGGTGCTGGATAACGGCTTCTTTTACCGCTGTTGCACCAGCCCATTTATCCCAAAGTTGATCTTGGGTAAGCCTGAAGGTACGGACGGAATCGCACTTGAAGGATTGACAGAGTTGAATCTGTACGAGTATTTGACGGCAATTGAAACGCCTGAAAGTTGCCGGCGCTGTGCAGGGCACGGCGGGGCGCATATCGGCTGGAAAGAACAGGCTAACCGCGTGAAGTGGTTGGAAGAGAGCGAGGCCTAATGGCACGATCAGGAATGCAGACACTAATTGACACGGTTCGAGGGTTTGCCGACGCCGATCCCGAAGAACAGACGGTCGAGAGCGGATCTTCGATCGTTACTTATTGGAGCGATGAAGAAATCCAGCGCGTGTTGGACCGGCATAAGACCGAGTATATCCATGCGCTTATGGACGTCCAGCCGACTTACTCTGGCGGGTCCATCGTTTACGTGCAATACAAGTTGGGCGCGGTCAATGTGGAAAGCGGCACGGCGGTCTTCAAGATCGAAGATACCGCCGGAACGGTCACGGGCTGGACTGCCGATTACACGCGCGGCATTGTGACATTCGCTACCGATCAAGCCGGCAAGTCATTTTGGTGGTCTGGCTTTGCGTACGATCTTGACGCTGCGGCTGCTGACATCTGGCGCATCAAGGCGTCACGCGTGGCAGGGCTGGTGGACTTCTCGACCGACGGACATTCTATCAAGCGCTCGCAGCAGGCGCGCGCTTATCTGGATATGGCGAACTACTACCAAAACCGGAGCGCAACCGAAAGCATCGTGACTGCCAGGATAGTGAGGGATGACGTATGAGCATTGGCTTGACCGCACGGGAGTTGGCCCAAATGCGGGCGGATATTGAGGATCTATTTCCTGATACCTGCGACATTCTGAGTGTGGCGTATACCTCTGACAGCGAAGGCGGGTTTGCAGAGGCATGGGGCACGGCGACCGCTGGCGTTCATTGCCGGATTGACTTCCGTTCTGGAACGGAGCGCTTGGCAGGCGGGGCGATTCAGCCATACAGCAAGGCGGTCCTGAGTGTACCCTATAACACCGCGCTGTCTTTGACCAACCGCGTAAAGTCGGGCACTTATGTTTGGTCGATACTCAGCATCAATGACGGGCAAAGTTGGCAGGCGGTGAAACGGGCTGAATTGGAGCGGATAGAGTGAGCCTGTCTATTAGTGTTGATACCACGAAACTGAATGAGATTATCGCGAAACTGCCTGCCAACCGTGACAAGATCGTCAAGGCGGTTGCGTTTGAAGTGTTACGGGAAGCGCAACAAAAAGCGCCGGTCGATACAGGCGCATTGAAAGCCAACGCGGATGTCAACACCAAGTATGCCGGTGATGGAATTATGAACGTGGAGTTCTATCAGGAGTATGCGCCTTATGTCGAGTTAGGCACGTACAAAATGGCAGCGCGTCCGTTCCTGACTCCGGCGGTGGAAGCGGGCGAGAAGAAGCTCGTGTCGCTCATCAAAGAAGGGTTGATAGAAAAATGACCTCACATATCAACGCATTGAACGCGGCGATCTACTCGAAACTCACAGGCGGGACTGCGCTTGTTTCCGCGCTGGGGGGCACATGCATTTATCACGGGCTTGCGCCTGAGGGTGCGGCCTTGCCCTACGTGGTTTGGAGCTACGCGGCTGGCGGGCATGAGAACATGACGCCGCGTGAGAGCGTGAACGCCGTCATCTACGTGAGGGCGTATGCCGCAAGCGCAAAGACCGCCGCGATACTGGACGGGCTTGCGGCTGAACTTATGGAAACAACCCTCTCGCTGACCGGCTGGGACAACTACTGGCTGGCGCGTGAGGAGTCAATCGTCCTGCCTGAAACAGACGAGGCGGGCAAAACAACCTGGTCGTGCGGGGCTTACTACCGCGTGCGGCTCGACTAATTATCGGAGGATAAATAACAATGGCTGAAAACAATATTGTTGGAAAAGATGCAGTAATCAGTTGGGTATGGACTGGCGGCACCATCAATCTGGCAACCGACTATCGCAGCGTCTCGGTCAAAGAGAACGTTGATACGGCGGAAACAACCGCTGGTGCTGACACGCACAAAACCTATCTCGCCACGATCAAAAGCGCCACGATTGACTATTCCGGCTTGTTCCCGACCGGCGGCACTGTGCTATACGCGGCACTTGCGGCTGGCATGAGCGGCACCTTGACCGTTGCGCCGGAAGGCACGGCGTCTGGCAAAGTCTCGCATGCCTATCCTGCGATCTCACTCGGTGCGACCTACGACACGCCATACGCGGATGTTGTGACCGTCAATTGCACGTTCCAGAGCAACGGGGCTTGGAGCTAACGATGGTCGAACTTAGCAACGGAGCGAAGATCACCTACGACTGGAGCGCCATTTCCCAGAAGGAGTGGCGCATCTTGCTCGACAAGGAAACCGATACTGAAACCAACGACTTGATTGTTGGCAAGCTGGTTGGCATGACCAGCGATGAACTGGCGGAACTCAATCCGCTCGACTATCGCAAAGTGGCGGTCGGCATTTGGGAATCCTTTCGCGAGTCAACCAACTTGGGTGATGTAAAAAACTGAGCGGGCGCGTCTACCTGGGCATGATTGGGATGGCTGACTCCATGCCGCATGAGTTTTGGCGGTGGGAACTCGTGCAGGACACAGGCTGGACGCTCGACCAGGTAGACGCGCTATCGGTAAAAGATTGGAACGATTGGCTTCATATTCGGGACGGCAAAGCGAAAGCGCGAGGCTGGATGAACAACAAACGCAACCGGAGTAGAAAATAATGGCAATTCAAATTGCATCGCTTTTCGCAAGCATCGGCGCTGATACCAGCGGGCTGAATAAGGGACTTGGCTCTGCCAAACAATCGCTGTCACAATTCGGCGGCGAGATAGCCAAACAGGTTATCGGCGTGGCGGCCCTTTCGACGGCTATTATCAAGGCTGGCCAGGTGGTGGTGGACTCGGTCCGCGATTGGGCTGACTATGCCGACTCTATGCGTTTATCGGCTCAAATGGCGGGCGTGACAACCGAAGAAATGAGCCGGCTGGTCCAGGCCGCGGACGATTTTCGCGTGCCAGTTGAGACCATGCAGAAGGCGATGGAGCTCGCGCTAAAAAACGGGTTCGTGCCAACGATTGACAACATCGCGGCATTATCGAATGAGCTGCTTGGTATAACCGACCCGGCTGAACGGGCGGCCGCTGCTTCAAAAATATTCGGGAAATCGTACGCTGACATTATGCCATTCCTGCTGGCGGGTGGGAACGCGATAGAGGACGCAACAGATAACATCGCCGATAACCTGGTCGTGACTGAAAAAGCCGCGAAAGAGGCTAAACTGTACAAAGACGAGCTGGATAATTTGGGGGACGCGTGGACGGGGCTCACAAATTCGATTGGTAAACTGTTAGTTCCGCTCGCGACCGATATATTTACAGGGTTAGCCCAGGACATCAATAATATCATGGGGGATGTAGCGGCTTTCGGAATATTAATCGCTAATTTGTTCTCCCAGCCGTTGAGCATGGACAGCCTAACCCAATTCAATCAGGGGTTGGTTGAATTGATTTCAGGTACAGGATATTTGATTGTGCCTTTGGCGGGTGTAGCCGAAGGGTTAGAAGACACTGGGGCGGGGGCTGCTTCTGCGACCTCGGAGCTTGGTGCATTAACGCCAGCAGAACAAGCTGCCGCCGAGGCCGCTATAGCCGCCGCTGAGGCACAAGCTAAATTTAGCGCAGAACTCGCGGATGTTACCTCCCTGGACGCCAATTATCAGGGCGTTATCGACCTTGCGTACCAGTTCACCGACATGCTCGAACAAAAGGAAACGCTGCAGATAGAGCGGCAAAAGTTGCTCAGTCAGGGCTGGAGCGAACAAAGCACAAAGGTGAAAGAACTTACCGAAAACATCGCTGGACTCGATGCTGACATGAAGAAAGCGGCGGACCAGGTCACGCTCGATATGTTCCAGGCTACCATCGCAATTGGGGGCGTCACGAAGGCTGAACTGCAAGCCTACATGAAGATGGCAATTGATATGGGGCTGATGTCCGAAGACGGTGCAAAGCTAGCGATGGAAGCTTACGGCGGCGCAATTGAATACATTGATGGCTTGAACATTGACGAAAAGACCGGCAATGTAAACATTGATGCAGCAGCTGCATTCCTGACATTAGACCTTCTGCAACAATACGCCATACTCGACAAAGAAGCGCGCGTGTTCGTAAAAGCGTACTATGGCACAACTGGCAACTATGATCCCTACGAGAATTACACGGGTCCTGATTACCAACACGGCAGCGGTGCTTCCGGCGGTTACTTTATGGCAGATACACCCTACATCGTGGGCGAGCGCGGGCCGGAAATGTTTGTGCCAAACGTGAACGGGCAAATTATCCCAAACAACGAACTCGGCGGCGGCAATAGTGAATTGCTCGGCGATATTCTGCTGGAATTGCAGAATCAGCCGTCACGAATCAAGGTGGCAATTAAAGAAGCGATGGCACTGGTGGGCGGATGACGACTCAAGCTATTTCGCACTATTTCTACATCCTGACCGACCCCGCCAACGGCACATGGCTGAACATCACCAGCGATGTTCTGTACAGGGGCAGGCAGTGGGAACATGGAATTCAATCCGCCGCGCCTTTGGACCGAATTGGGAACGTCGGCGTGGCTCGGCTTTACCTGCGCAATGACGCTATTTCCGGCACCGAATTCCGCTACACGCCAGGGCACGTCAACTGCACGCCTGGCTTTAGCGTCAAGACAAAGGTCAAGATCGTGGCGGCTTGGTCAGGGCACACCAAGACGGTATTCGTGGGCTGGATTCCACCGGACGGCATCACGCAGCCAACCGCCGCAAACAAGGCGAACATTGTTGGCGTGACCGCGTACGATTGGCTGTACAGCGCGTTGAACCAGACAGTCACGCTCGCGCCGATTGGGACGAACAAGACCCTGGGCGATGTGGCAACGGACTTATTGTCGCTTATCGAAGTCAAGCCTTCGCGGGTGGACATCAGCAACTGTCAAGAGGTGTTTACTTCCACCAATGAAACCGTCAGGGAAAACACCACCATCTACGCCGAATTGAACAAGGCGATCCTGTCCGAGATTGGCTACGCTTATATCGCGTACGAGGCTGATTCGAATTACAGCGACATTCTCAAGGTAGAGGGGCGCACGACAAGGTCAGGGACCCACCCGTTCCTATCCACCGATTTCGGCGATGGCGAGGTAGCGGTCAACCTGCTCACGCAAAGCAGTGGAGCGATCTTGCAGGAGAATGGCGACAACATCCTGCTGGACAGCTCGTATGAGTTTGATTCCATCGAAGGTATCTCAAGCTACGAGGTGCAGAACGGGGCGTACTTTGCCAACCGAGTGCTGGGCAAGTGCTACCCGAAAAAGATCGGCTCAACGGCTGAAATCTATCGCTTGCAGACGCCCTTGTCGCTAAAGGCAGGGGAAACGCGTGACAAGTTGCGGGTGCGGTATTTAGTCGAGGATGGTTATGTGGATGTGGCGGCTTCTAATGTCAGTTTGAAGTCGAAGTCAATGTACTCAGACTCCGGAGGCACAGTCACAGACCTTTCCGCAAGCCTGACTGTCACGGGCACTTACGGCGCGGGTGATGCGGAGTTGACTTTGACGAATGGCGGCACGGTGGACGGGTACGTGGTAGGCGGTACTGCCACACCAGGCATCGTGCTGCAGGGCGACCCGATTTATATTGGCGACACGATCACGCAGATTGTTGATGTAGCAACCGAAGGCAGCGAGTTCTACGGGCATATGGAAATGACGCTCGACCAGAAATATCAGAGCGACCCGCAGGAAACTTACGCTCAAATTGAGATCCTTGCGAATAGATATAGCGAACGCATCAACACCATCCAGAGCATCGAGTTTTGCGCAAATGCAAACAATGTGCTGGCAGGCTTGTACCTGTTGTGCGATGTAGGCTCGAAAATACCGCTTAAATACGAAGGCGCGAATGTGGATGATTACTACTACATCCAGGGCATCAAAGTTTGGCAGCAGGACAACGCCACGTTCTGCCGGATGATCGTCAAGCCGGCAGGCTACGACAATTACTTGTTCTGGAAACTCGGATCACCAGGCTATTCTGAATTGGGCGAGACGACTGTACTGGCAGGTGAAAATGACTAATTGGGTTGACTTTTCCGGTGACCAGGAAAACGGGGTGCTGATTACTGTGCCGATATTACAGCAGATAATCAACAACACCACCAACATCTACGAGCGCATCAACGCGCTGCAAGCGCTGGCTGGCGGTATCACGCCGGTGGGGGCGGTCATGATCTGGTACGGCACCAAAGCGACCATTCCTGACGGCTTCCAACTGGCTGACGGCACGAATGGCACGCCGGACATGCGCGGCTTGTTTACGATGGGGATCGGCTCAACGGAAGGCGACGACAACCTGAATGAGACGGGCGGGGCAACCACCCACTCCCACGCATTCGGGACCATCTCAGCCGCGTCCAAACACGCTCACTCCGTCTTTCTTGGTGATAGCTATCACTATGTTTCAGCGGCAAGTGGGGCGACTGACGGTGCATGGGCATACCATAGTCACGGGTGGAGCGGAACAACCAGTTCCAACGATCAACACACCCACACCGGCGCTTACGCGGACGCGAGCAGCTTGCCACCTTACAAAAAATACTTCTGGATTGCGAGAATACCCACATGACCACTTATATAACACCTCCACCTTTATCCGCTGGCATGACTGTCAAGGCAAGCCAATGGAACGTGCTGATTGGGAACTTGAATTATCTTTACGAAAGGGTGACGGCGCTGGAGGCGGCTGGCACAGTTCCGCCTGATTACACCAGCTTCCCGATCAAGGCGATTGTGGCATATTCGGGCGGGTCCGCTACACTTCCATCGGGCTGGTATGTCTGCAACGGCGGGACGATCAACGGCACGGTATTGCCGGACTTGCGCGCGAAGTTCATCTACGGGGCAAGCGTGGACGCTGACCTGGCTACAACCGGCGGGGGCACGGTTCACACCCACACCGGCGGAAACACCAGCACGGACGGGTCGCATACCCACTCGGTATCAGCGACCACTGGCGGACCATCCGCTACGCTTGGATTGCAGACGGGCACGGGTTCGGCGGCGGCTTCTGCTTCCCACACCCACTCGGTCAACGCTTCCACGCAACCAGGTGGGTCGCATTATCACACAGTCGGGACGAGCGCGGAAGGGTCGACTTTACCGCCTTACGTCAAGCTGTATTACATCACCCGCCTATCCTAAGGAGCATCAATGGCTGACAAGAAAATTAGCGAACTAACCGAACTGAGCGCATCGCCGGCTTCAGACGATTACTTTGTCGTGTTGGACACAGACGCCAGCGCGACCAAGAAAATACAGGCGAAATACCTACTGGGCATCCCAGCCGCATGGACCCCAACCTTCACCGGCTGGACTGGCAGCGTGCTGGGAATTTTCCGCTACGTCGTGATCGGGAAAACGTGCATCGCTCGCATCACCATCACAGCAGGCACGTCCAATGCGACCACCGCGACCGCTACACTGCCGATCGCTTCGGCTAACATCCCCAACCAAGTTTGGGATGGCGCTTGCGGGCGGACGGTGAACAGCGGCTCAATCGCGACAGTGGCAGGTCGTTGGGAACTGGCTGCCAACAGCGACATTGTCAATTTCTACTCGGACATGGGCACGGGCGCGTGGACGAACAGCGGCACAAAACTCATGCGGGCAACTATCATCTACGAGATCGCATAATGAAACCCATCATCGACATCAGCTTCTACCAGAATCCAGTCACGATTGATTACGACCTCATCGCATCGCAGGTGTCGGGTGTGATACTCAGGGCGGCCTATGGCAAGTGGAAGGATACCGCCTTCGAGGCGCACTACTTGGCGTTCACCAGGCGCGGCGTGCCAGTCGGGGCGTACCACTATCTCATCGGCTCGGTGAGCATGGCTGAGCAGGCGGCGGCGTTTGACTCGGCTGTGGGTGCGAAAGACCTGCGGCTTGGCTGCTGGATGGACGTGGAGGACACGCGCGAGGGCACGAAGCTCAACCGGCAGCAGGTGCGCGGCTACGCGGCGCTTCAGCCGGACATGGGCATCTACACATCCAAAAGCGCATGGGCTGAAATTATGGGCGGCGTCTATTTGAACGACCGCAAGTTGTGGGTGGCGCATTACACCACTGCATCTACGCCGCTCCTGCCGACTGGCTGGTCTAAATATTGGCTGTGGCAACACACGTCAAGCGG